TAAAGGGGAAGGCAATAGACTTCGTTATGCATGTATTGAGGGACCAGAAGTTGGAGTTTACTTTAGAGGTAGATTAAGAAGAGGAAAGGAAATATTCTTACCAAACTATTGGAAGGGATTGGTTCATATTCAAAGTATAACTGTTCAACTTCAACCAATAGGTGCTCATCAAGATATTATTATAAAGAGATGGGATGATGAAAAGATATATCTACAGTCGAATGGTGGTATGCCAATAGATTGTTTCTACCATGTATATGCAGAGAGGAAAGATTGTAATCCATTGGTTGTCGAATATCAAGGTGATGGATGGGAAGATTATCCAGACAAAGATTATAAAGATCCTAACTTTAGTGGTCCTCCGAATATTATTACTGTATGAGGAAATTACTTTATGTTGAGGATGGATTTTTAGATCCTCCTCTGTGCCAATCTTTTATAGATTTATTTGACAAGGAAGATAGTTTTGTTGAGAGAGTAACACACTCAAATCCAAATGAAAGTTTAACTGCTAATCCAGAGATACCAAAGTTTAAGTTTGATCAGAACTATGGTGCAAAATATTTGGGTGGTAATGTAGATCCTATTCATCTTACTGAATCAAAGGATGAACTTTTTAGTAGTGTTATAAATGATGTAACCACACTATGCAAAACTTTTGATGATAATATAAAATTACAATATGTTGGAGTGGTTAGATGGCCAATAGGGACATTTATGAAACCTCATATTGATGATAATAATGTGCATGAACCAGATGTATTTGCAGCAATGCTTTATCTGAATAATGATTTCACAGGTGGTTCTACTTGTTTTGAAGATATAGAAATCAAACCAGAACCAGGTAAGTTAATTATATTCTCCAATTCTCAACACCTTCATTACGTGAGTGAGGTGGGAGCAGCAGAAAGATTTGTGTTATCTTTCTGGTATGCTCGACCAGCATCTTGACAAACCATTCCATCTGCTCTATAGTGATGGGATATTGAGGGTAATTTATGGAAGATGAATATTTAACTCGGTGTGTTGTGGACACATCGAGAAGAACAGTTTATATTTACTCCAATGAAGGAGATAAAAAAACTGTGGAGTGTGATACTCCTGAAGAGTTTATGAGTGTATTAAATTACGTTCGTGAACACGCCCCTGTTGACACCTTATCTTACGTTGATCCTTCTTGATTATGATTTATTTTATTGGTTTCCTCACGATTGTCACCATTTGTTTACTTGTTTATTATCTAGGTCTCTATAATCCACATTAAACAATAAATAGGTCGGAGGAAATAGATAAGCAAATGAAATACTTAATACATACACGCTACTGCTGGTATGACACTCCAGACGGTGAAAAACTTGTCTTTATGTATTTCATACAGAATGTTCCATTCACCTTTGATGAGTTACCAGAAATTGCTAAAGAAGATCTGGAAATAGTGACATTAGCAGATCAAGAACGAAGATGGAAAATTGAAGACCTATATAAGGCATATTCATATTTGATGGAAGAGGAATGTAACCCTTTGGTGTTTGAGTTGGAATTAGAAAACCCTGAACTAGTACCTATCGATTAATGCCTAATATCAGACTGTGGCACTCAAGAGAGATGAAGCAATGGCGATGGACATTGACGGATGATGACTTAAATATGCATTCAGGTCAACAACCTGAGATTCGTGATGCCATGAACCAAATTGCAAAGACTGTTGAAGAATTAGAGGGTTTTTGTGAAGCTAAATAATCCATAACAAGAACTATAATGCGAGTAAGATGGGTCTTTCAAGGTTAGAGAATTTTTTAAAGTCTACGAGAGGGAACATTCTCTATGTCAACCCAAATGATTTGGATGCTACTGATAGTATTGAAAATCAGGGTAACTCTCTGACTCGCCCTTTTAAAACTATTCAACGTGCTTTAGTTGAGTCAGCAAGATTTTCATATCAGAAAGGGTTAGATAACGATAGATTTGCGAAGACAACGATACTATTATATCCAGGAGATCATGTAGTAGATAATAGACCAGGATGGATACCAGACGGATCAAATAATTTTAGATTAAGGAATGGAACAACATCTGATGACTTCCCTCCATTCGACTTAACAACTAGTTTTGATTTAGAAAATGCAAATAACGAACTTTATAAACTGAATAGTATCTACGGTGGTGTAATTGTACCTCGTGGTACTTCTATTGTTGGTTTTGATGTAAGAAAGACAAAATTACGTCCTAAGTATGTACCTTCTCCAACAAATGATAATATAGAAAGGAGTTGTGTATTTAGATTAACTGGTGGATGTTACCTAGCAGAGTGGAGTATATTTGATGCTGATCCAAATGGAAAGGCTTATGTAGATTATACTACTAACTTATTTGTTCCTAACTTCTCTCATCACAAACTAACTGTATTTGAATTTGCTGATGGTGTTAATGAAGTAAAGATTAATGATGAGTTTATTACCAACTATACAACAAATAGAACTGACCTTACCATGTATTATGAGAAGGTTGGTCTTGCATATGGACAATCTTCTGGTCGTGCAATTGAACCAGACTATCCATCTAGTGCTATTGATATTCAGACAAAGGTTGATGAGTATAGAATAGTTGGTTCAAGAGGTGCATCTGTAGGAATTAGTAGTGTTTATGCAGGTGATGCAACCACTGCTGATACTACAATTACAGTTACACTTGATAGTGCTCTTAGTGGATTGGATGTAGATACTGCATTCCGTATTTCTGGTGTTTCTGCTGCTGGTTATGATGGTAAGTTTGTTGTATCTGAAAGACCTAGTGATACTGTTTTAAAGTATGTTGTTCAGAATACTCCCACAACTGCTGCTCCAACCGCAACTGGTGCTACATTAACTCTTTCATCTGATACTGTAACAGGTTCTTCACCATACGTCTTTAACGTATCACTTAGATCTGTTTATGGTATGTGTGGTATGGAAGTTGATGGTAACAAGGCATCTGGATTTAAGTCGATGGTTGTTGCCCAGTTTACTGGTATTGGTCTTCAGAAGGATGATAATGCATTTGTAAGATTTAATACAGATGATATTCCTTCTGGTAACTATGATACTAGTCTAACTGTTGCTAATTTAAGTACCAATTCTCATGCAGTTTATAGACCTCAGTATGAGAACTTTCATTTAAAGATCTCTAATAATGGTGTTTGTCAAGCAGTTTCTTGTTTTGCGATTGGTTATGCACAACATTTCTTGACAACAAATGGTGGAGATATGAGTTTAACCAACTCAAACTCTAACTTTGGTGCGAAAGCATTATCTTCTAAAGGATTCCAACCAGATTGTTATACACAGGATGATGTAGGATATATTACACATATTATTCCACCTAAACAAGTTCCTTTAACAGAAAGTGCTATTGAATTTGAAGCTATTGATGTCAATACCACTCTTAATTCTGTATCTGCTGGTATTGGATCTACTGCTAACTTATACCTTTATAATCAAAATAACCAAGCAGTTAAACCTGAGAATGTCCTTGAAGGATATAGAGTTGGTGCAAGAGAGAATGATCAAATAAGAGCTCTTGTATCATATGCTGGTTCTGTTACAGAATACACTTCTCGTATTGTGATGGATGGTTGGAAAGCCACCAGTGGAGAAGATTTAACTCAAGTTACTGCAGAGAAGATATTTACAGTTAAACAAAGTGCTACTGGTATTAATAGTATTGGTTCCAATAGTGCTGGTGGTAATGATAAGGTTATTACATTTACTGCACCACACTCATTTATTAATGGTGAATCTGTTCGTATTATTAGTAATGATGGACAGGTTCCTGATGGTGTAGAATCTAATGTTGTTTACTATGCAGTTACAATTGGTGCTGGTATTGCAACTAATACTAATATTAAACTTGCTAAGACATTAAATGAAGCACTGAATGATATTCCAATTGCTATTAATAACAAAGGTGGTTTACTTAAAGTTATTAGTAGAGTATCTGATAAATTACCTGGAGATAAAGGACACCCAGTTCAGTGGAGTTCGGGTAATGAACAGTGGTATATTAATGTTGCCACTGCATCTACAGAGAATACTCTTTATCCTCGAATTGTTGGACTTGGTTCAACTGGACTTGGAGAAGCAACAACAAGAACTTATATACAAAGAAGATCTGATAATAGAAACGCAGATGATACTATCTACAGAATGAGATATGTAATTCCTGCTGCTAGTGGAATTACTGTTGCTCGTCCTCCTATAGATGGATATATTATACAGGAATCTAATAGTGGTATTGGTGGAACTGATGCAGAAGTTCTTACATATTATGGAAGTGGTTCACTTGCCAATGTAAACCAACAAAGAAACTTTAGTTTCATTGCTGATGCTAATTGGGATAATACTCATGTTAATGTCACAACAGAACTTCCTCATAACTTATCTGTAGGTTCTGGAGTTGAATTAGCCAATGTTAAGAGTACTAAGAATACAACTGG